CTAAGAAGTTAGGATTATTCATTCCAAATGGTCAAGGTGTAGTAGATAATACATACAATGGTAATAATGACCAGTGGCACTATGTATGTTCTCCTATGAGAGAGACCACTATTGAAGCAGGTGATAGAATCTGTCAATTTAGGATACAGCTTAGTCAGAAAGCTACTATGTGGCAGAAGATTAAATGGCTGCTAAGTTCAGGTATTGAACTTGTGGAAGTGGATGACTTGGGTGATGACAATAGAGGAGGATTTGGTACTTCTGGCGTCAAATAATAACTAAAAAGAAAGCATGAAGTATGATATTAGAGATAATTGGTATTATGCTTGCAGTAATCATCTTATCTGTTATCATTAATGGTGTAGAAGATTATTGCAAGCAGAGTAAAAGGGTAAATATGTCTTTCAAAGAGGCTATGGATTTGGTAGAGTTGCCTGTGGTAACATTCTATAATGGAGATAAGAAACTTAACTTCTTATTGGACACTGGAAGTAATATCTCTCAAATCAACAACTCGATTCTCCCTCTCCTTGACTATAAGAAGATAGAGGGAAAAGATATGGATGTGGCAGGAATTGAAGGTAATAAGGTAAATACTGAGTTCTGTGAAATGACAATTACTTATAAAGGGCAAGAATTTGTAGGTGATTTCTGTATTCATGATTTGGATGATGCCTTTGCTATTGTTAAGGAAGAGTCTGGTGTGCAGATTCATGGCATCCTTGGCAGTCTGTTCTTCCAAAAATATAAGTATGTCTTTGACTTTGCCTCATTAATAGCATATAGTAAGAAATAAAAGAAATGATAGAAGGAATTATTTATTGTTATCACAGCCCATCTAACAAATATTACATAGGACAAACTATCCATGAGTCTAAAAGAAAGAGACAACATATACAGTTGTCTAACACTGGGGACAATGCTTACTTTCATAAAGCCATTAGAAAACATGGTTTTGAGAACTTTAAGTACTCAGTATTATTTCACTTTAGTTCCCTTAATAAAGATAGAGTAAAAGTAGTATTAAATGCTTTAGAAATCTATTACATAAACAAGTACAGGAGAGAAGGTAAGACTTTATATAATACTTGTCAAGGAGGGAGAGGCGGTGGAAATATGACTGGGAAGCATTTTTCTGAAGAGTCTAAAGAAAAGATGAGGAAATCTCATCTTGGACATAAACAATCTAATGAAACTATCAGAAAAAGAGTCCTTTCTTTGAAAGGCAAAAGGAAGCTATCCAAAGAAGATTTGATGAAGTTGGAGTTGGGCAGGAAGAAAAACCTCAGACCTGTTCTGCAAATCAATCAAAATGGTAAAGTAGTTAGAGAGTGGAATTGTGCATACAATATTAATACCTTTAATCATAATACTATAGCAGCATATCTTAAAAGGTATGGAGGAGAGTGTAATTATAAAGGTTATACTTGGAGATATAAGAAATAATGGAAGATATTATAAAACTTAGGTCCAGATATAGAGCTGAGAACTACCTCAAGAAAATGCCTAAACCTGATGGTGTTGATTCCAAAACTTATGTACTCAAGACTGATATGCCTACACTAAGAGTAGGTGAGGTTCAGGGAGGAAACAAGTTTATTGACCCATCAGGAGGTCCAATGATTGTGGTAGGTTATGAGCTTGAAGAAGCCAAGGCAGTTGTCAAATCTATAGACTTTGTTGAAGGTTATGGATGGACTATAACATTTGAATGATGATATATTTAGTCACTAAACAGAAAACTCTATTTGAGAGTGAGAACTATAAGGTTATAGATGTTAAGGAGTCCCTGAAACTCCTTAGCACCTTGACTATTATAGGTCTAGATACTGAAACTCAGGGCTTTAGTCCCTTCCTCAAAAAGCTCTTATTGTTACAGCTTGGCAACCGAGATTTCCAAGTTGTAATAGACTGTACAACTATTGATGTTACACTCTATAAGGAATACCTAGAGTCAGACAGGTTGTTCATAGGCTGGAATCTAAAATTTGATGTAAAGTTCCTGTTCTATCATGGCATTGTCCCTACTAGACTATATGATGGTTTCATAGCTGAAAAGATGAGATGGCTTGGCTATCCCAGTGGTATGCATAGTTTGAGCTTAAAGTCAGCAGGAGAAAGCTATTTAGATATTGAACTTGATAAGTCTGTCAGAGGTGAAATTATTTGGAGAAAGGAACTCACTGATGAGATTATAATTTACTCCGCCAATGATGTTAAATATCTAGAAGATATTATGAACAAGCAACTTGAAATCCTTCTTCCTAGAGGGCAAAAACTTGCTCTTGAAGTAGAAAATAGGGCTATTCTTCCTACTGCATATTTTGAGTTCTGTGGAGTTAATCTTGATGCTGAAAGGTGGAAAGCTAAGATGGCTAAAGACCAAGAAGCCCTAGATAAAGCTAAGGAAAGACTTGATAACTTTGTTGTTGATATGTACAAGAAAGATAAGGGTCTTTCTAAGTTCATAAAGATTGTGGAGCCTGATTTATTTGGTTTTGTTAAAGCTGGTCCAGCTTGTGATGTCAATTGGAATAGCTCTAGACAAGTAATTCCATTCTTAGAGTCACTGGGTTTTAAGCTTGAAACAAGAGACAAAGCAACAGGAGGAATAAAGAAATCCGTAGATGCAACAGTCATTGAAGGACAAAAGAATGTTCATCCTATAGCTGAAGTCTATCTTGAGTTTAAAGCTGCTCAGAAAGTAACAAGTACTTATGGTCAGAACTTCCTAGACCTTATAAACCCTGTCACTGGAAGATTACATACAAGTTTCAATCAGATAGGAACAGATACTCATAGATATAGCTCAGGTGGAGGAGAGGATAAAGAGGTTATTCCAGGCAAGAAAGTGCCGTTGGTTAATCTACAAAACCTCCCTGCTGATGCTGAGACTAGAGCCTGTTTCTGTGCTGAGAAGGGTAACAAGTGGATTAGTGCAGACTATAGTGGAGAGGAATCAGTAATCCTCGCCAATATTGCTAAAGATACTGCAATGATTGACTTGTTTACTAATGGTTGTGGGGATTTGCATAGCTTGGTAGCTAAGATGGTTTATCCAGAAGAGCTACATGATATTCCTGTAGAAGATGTTAAGAAGCTTAGACCTGATTTAAGAAAGAAAGCTAAGGCTCCTGAATTTACATTTGCTTATGGTGGTGATGCTAATACTTTGATAGGTAGAGACCATATACCAGAGGAAGAAGCTAGGCAAATTGAAGCTAACTATAGAAAGGGTTTCAAGGGAGTTGCAGCATATCAAGCCTATCAAAGAAAGATAGTAATGCAGTTAGGTTATATAAACACCTGTCCTGAAGTTGGTTATAGGGCTTATATATATGATTATGACGAGCTAAAGGCTACTCAAGACAAGTTTAGTAAAGATTTTTGGGATACCTATAGAAGGCTTAAAGTTGCTGACCCAACTAACCCTATTGTTGAAGAGGTAAGACACTATTTCAAAAGAAAGTCTGCCTCTGAGAGACAGTCCATTAACTACCCTATTCAGAGCAGAGGAAGTGCCATATTTAAAATATGTGCAGTGAATCTATTTAATTGGATAGTAAAGAATGGATTGTTTGGAAAGGTTAAGTTCTGTATACCAGCACATGATGAGTTTAATATTGAAGCTCCTGAAGAAATTGCAGAAGAAGTTGCTAATAAACTTCATGAGTGTATGGTTAAAGCAGGAAAGTTTATTTGTAGGATTGTTCCACTAGATGCTGAGGTATCTAGACTTAAAGATGGAACATTACCAACATATTGGATTCATTAAAAGGAAATTATCATGATTAAAAAAGGAGAAGCGTATATATGTACTAATAGTTTCTACATGGAAGGAGATACCTATAGACCTATTTATAGGAAGGGTAGAATTTATCAATCAGATGTAGATAATTCTTTGGTAGATGAATGTAGTGATACACACTATTGGTTATCAAATGAAGATATGAAAATTTTTGAAAAGCACTTCAAAAAGTATACATTGCCTATTAAAGATTCATCAGATGATAGAGTAAATCATCCTCCACATTATACATGGCTTAAAGATAAGTGTGGAATTGAGGTGATTGATATAACAAGACACATGGGTTTTTGCTTAGGTAATGCCATTAAGTATATACTTAGGGCAGGGCATAAGCAGGATGCAAGCCTTACAGATAATCAGAAAGAAATTGAGGATTTGAAGAAGGCTATATGGTACATCAAGGACAGGATAAAACAATTAGGTGGTGAAGTATGACATTTATAATTCATTTCAAAGACGGACATAGAGAAACCTATAATAACAGGTATGATGAGGATGTAGAGCATGAAAGAGATGCAGCATGGGATGATGTCTATGCTGCATTTCCTAATGCTGATTATATAGAAGAATTTTAATATGACTCTAGATGAATATTTATTAGTAAGGTTTATCAGAAGTAATCATCCTAAGTATAGAAAATATGCAGTAGAGTGGGTAAATAATCTTACTATAGAGCAACTATCTTACTTTAAAAAGGAAATGATTAAATTAATTATAATATGAAAATACTATATAGATTATTGGTAGTAATACTATGTTTTATAATACCTATATATTTTATTTGTTTTAGTTTGCCATTCATTGTATGTGGAGTTATAGTTAATATATTTAGATACATACTAATTGGTAAAACCTATTGTCTTCATGTTATTCTTGAAAGGCATATTACTAAATTTCTTGAATTAGTAGATTATTGTAATAACAAATAAAAGGCATTATAATTAATAAACAATATGAATAAAGAAAAGTTTAATATAATTTATAAACATTTTGCTAAGCCTATTGCTGATATGAAAATGACCTATAACAATAGTGCCATGACTATAGAAGCAAAGGTTGTAAATCCTGAAGTAAGCAAGTGTTTTCAGGCATTAATGGATGCTTTAAATAAACAACTAGATAGTTACAGAAAATGATAATAGCGGTAGATTTTGATGGGACTTGTGTTACACATGAGTTTCCTGAAGTAGGCAAAGATATAGGAGCAGTTCCTGTCTTGAAGGAGTTAGTAAAGAAAGGTCATAAGATTATTCTTTACACTATGAGAAGTCATCCTGATGAAAATAATCAAGCAAGAACTCTTAGTGGAGGAATTATATCTAATGATATTTTACAAGATGCTATTGATTGGTTCAAAGAGAATGAGATACCTTTATGGGGAATAAATGAGAACCCTAAACAAAAGGAATGGACATCATCTCCTAAGGTATATGCTAATATCTATATAGATGATGCAGCACTTGGAACACCATTAATATATGCTAAAGAGGGTGAATTATATAGACCTTATGTAGATTGGAACAGAATGAGAACTTTATTAAAGATTAAAGGAGTTTTATAATATGGCTAAAATAATTTTATGTAGAGGTATTCAAGGTAGCGGTAAAACTACATGGGCTAAACAATGGGTACTTGAAGACCCTGAACATAGAGTAAGATTTAATAATGATGACATCAGAAATATGTTAGGTAAATATTGGGTTCCTAGTAGAGAAGATTTAGTAAAGGACTTGAACTATGCTTTTCTAATAAATTCTATGTCTTATGGGTTTGATGTTGTTATTGATAATATGAATCTTAATCCAAAAGAATTAAAGTACTATAATAAAGTACTTGACAATTGGAATGACCCTAAAGGAATAGTATTTGATGCGGTTAAACCAAAGTATAGCCTTGAATTTAAGGACTTCTTTATACCTCTTCAAGACTGTATAGAGAGGGACTCAAAGAGACCTAATCCTGTAGGAGAAGAGGTCATAAGGAAAACTTATGAGAAGTATAAAGACATTTTGAAAGTATAGTATGAGACAATATATATCAAGAGAGTTCATAAAGATAGTGGAGTTTAATGGTTTTCATTATAACAGACATAGTGGAGACCATGCTATCTATGTGAATGATAAGGGAAGGCATATCAGCATACCTAAGAATCTTGAATGTGTAATTGCTCGAAGACTTATTAAAGAGAATAACTTGATAACAGACATTAAAAGGAGAAAAAGAAATAATGGACAATTATAATTATCCTATGGGTGCAGATACTAAAGATGCACCTTGGAATCAGGTTGATAATCCTGAAAGGGAAATTGAGGTTACAGTAAGTGTTACCCTTAGTAAAACTGTAAAAGTTAGGGTATCTGACTATAAGATTACTGACTCTGGAAAGGATGAAGATGGTAAGTGTTTTGAGGATATAGACTACTCAGACTGTGACCTTAAAGGTGCAGTTGAAGAGCAGATTGTATTACCTCAAAGTGCTCATATGTATGTTAAGAGCAATCCAAAAGTACATGAAGATTTAAGTAATTGGTGTGTTGATGACCTTGAAGCAAATTTGGAGGAATAGTTATGGAAAGATTAGTTGTAATGGACTTCTCTGATAGTAGTGTAAGTGTATATACTAATCCTGAAGATAAGGATACACTATTAAGAGAGCTTGGACATAACATTGATGAGTGTAGTGTTATGTTCTGTGAGAGTGTAACTATAAATTTGAAATAAAAGAAAAAATGAAATTATGTAGACCTTTATTTGAGATATGGAAGCAGTCTGCTGGTCTTGAAGGAGTTTATAAACAGATTGAGAGAGTAGGTAGAGTATGCTATAAGTCCGAGGATAAGATAACAGAAGATTCTGCTAAGCCATTTGTAGATAGGATGATTAAGTCTGGTCATGGTGCAATGTTGGAACATGGTACTGTGTATTTAAAATTCTCATGGAATGGTGGAACTTGTGGATTATGTAACCAAGCTTTACCTTGTAAGTTGTTGGATAAATATTGTATCAATAAG